ACCACGCTTTGCACAGGCCACTCGGCTTTGGGTTCCATGTGTCATTATCATAAGCTGACTGGAGGCGGTTGTGCTTGTGTTTCCACTTGTCCCATCGCACCTCATCGGTCAGGTCAAACTGCGCCTTGGGAAAGGCGTTAGCAATCACAAACAACAGTCCCGCCTTGACCTTTTTAATTTCGGGGAAATGTTTGAATACGCACAGGGACATAAGTTCCAGTTGATCAGGGTCGGCGTACTTGGCGCTCTTGCCCGTCTTGTAGTCAACGACTCGTGCCTCGCCCTTCTCTCGGTTGATGATCAGCAGGTCGGCGATACCGCGATACCACACGTTCTCATCCTTGAAACCACAGGGTTCCAAGTCGGCAGTGATACCCATCTCAAACTCGCATATCTTCTCGCCCTCGATCTGCTTGAGACTGTCCAGTGCGCCCTTGGCAAACTTGAAGTATTCAGGGATCGGGGTGCCATCTCGTATGTACAACTCGGCGGCTTCGTGGAAACGTGTGCCGTAGTTCATGGCCTCACTCTCCGGTTCCACAACGTCTTTGAGCACCCGCAAGTGAAAGTATTTTCGGGGGCACTGCTCAAAGAGCTTCATGCTACTGTATGACCATTTCATCTTTTGTTTTCTTTCATCAGGATCAGGATGTGCTGAAGCAATCTAGCTTCGGTAGTTATCACGGGTGATAACTCAATTGCCTGATCAAACTTGTTATCCAGTAACAGATTGTGCATGTCTTTGAGCAATGTTTCAATACGCATCATGGGTGCGGCGTAGTCAATCAGTTCGGTCACGTGTTCAACTCCCGCAGTGCCTTGTCGATCAGGTTGTAGAACGCCAAGTGACCACACCCCTCAGTTTGTTTTAGGATGTCTTGGTACTGTGCGTCGGACAAAGACCGCCAAGGTTTCTTTGCAACAGTTGCAGATACTGCCGCTCGTCTCATTGCGGCTTCACGCTCGATGCGGTTGAATTCTTCGTCTTCTTCAGTCATGTGTTCTCCTCAGTCATTTGTAAACTGGCACAACATCGCCGCCAAAGTCTGTTTGAACATTCTTGGCTTCGCGCTCAGTCCAAAAGAATCTTGCTTCGTGTTTTTCTTTTACCCATACATATCCAAACGGTTTCATATCAGCAGTCGCCATACGCCCTCCCATGTCCACTTTCACAATTAACTGGCAAGCCAGTCGCCCACTCGGGAGTCCAACGCATGCACTCCTCAACGTATGCTTGTGCCTCGGCAACTTCTGCCTCGGGAACAACACATGCAATCGCATCGTGCACTGTCAACACCACCTTGTACTTCTTGCCGATCTTGAGCATCTGCTCCGCAATGATGCACCGTGCAATAGCTTGGCACACGTTCTCGATGACCTTGCCTCCGTAGATACGTGTTCTGCCGTAGCGCGTCTTATAGGAAAACTCAACACCGTTCTCGGTCTGTGCGTACTGCAAGTCGTTGTAGCGCATCAGCAGTCCGCTCGGCAACTTGATCGCCTTCTCCCATGCGTCCACCGTCAACACACCCGCCTTGCCCAACACACAGTTTTCCGCTCGTGACATAGCGACCAACATGTTCTGGGCCTGTTTCCATAAAGTTGTCACAGCAGAATTTGTTTTACGGTAGATGTCAATGATCCTGCGGGCCTCATCAAGTGAGACTTCAACCCCAAACGTCTTCAACTGTCCTTGGAACTTCACAGCCCCCATGCCATAACCGCACCCAAGGATTGTGGTCTTACCCACGAACCGCTCGTCCTTTGTGATGTCAGCTTCGGGCTTGCCGTAGATAGCCGATGCCATCTTCTTGTACACGTCCTCCTTGTTGGCAAACGCTCTCACCAAATCATCTTGTCCTGACAACCACGCCAACACCCGTGCTTCAATCTGTGCAGAGTCAGCGTCAATGATCTCGTAACCTGTGGGTGCGATGATCGACATCTTCAACTTGTTAGCGTTGTCCCCTCGGCTCGGCAGGTTTTGCAGGTTGATCTTGTCATCCCCACCGAACCTACCTGTGTGTGCGGCATAGTACTTGATAGGTACCGGGAGCTTGCCACGTGACGCAATACCTATAAACCTCTGTGTACGTGTCTCCTCAAGGGTTGACTTCGTACCAAGTCGTGCCGCCACCAACGCTTGCACTCTCACATCAGGGTGCTCGGCAAGTGCCTTGAACTCCTCATCGTTCTTCGCAAGTGCTAATGTTTCCTTACCAGTAGTCGGACTGATCTTCTTCGGGGCGGGTACACCCAACGCTTCCAAGAAGATAGCAAACTTCTGATTACTCATCAAATCTTCTTTGTCCATGCTCACTTCAGCCAGCAGCGCCGTCTTGCGTCCCTGAACATCTGATAAGTGCTCTACCAGTAATGTGGTATCCAACTCCAGCACGGGTTCCGTGAACATGCGAACTGTTTGGTTGATGACGTGCATCTCCTTCTTCGGGAAACCATCAGCCATCATTTTGTTGAACAGTGCGTAGGTCAGGTTTACATCGTTGATGCAGTAGTCACCGTACTTGGACAACTCCCAATCTTGGAAGTCGGTGCGGCGGTAACCCTTAAAGTTGTTTACCTCTGTGCCCTTGGCTCCCAGCCCGTAACGCTCCGTAAGTGCGGCAAGAGAACCGCTCACCTCCACACCATGAATGGCTCGTCCCATGCACAGTGTGTCAGCCCAAAACTTTGGTTGGATGTTGAAGTGCTCGTTCAGGATGAACCCATCGAACATAGCGTTGTGTGCAAGCGCAATTGATCCGGCCCAGTCGAACGTGTTCAACCACGTGGCAAGTTCTTCGTGTGTGCCACTCGCCCACTGCGGCTCCTCGTTGTCAACCTTCACAGCCACACCGATGACGTGGAACTGTGGGTCACGCACGTACTCCTCAGTCGTCTGCTTTGCAAACCCGATGTCCGCAGAGTAGTAGGTTTCAAAGTCAATCGTAATCAGTTTCATGTTTCTTCTCCTCTCGCCAGTCGGCGATAACGTGCAATGTTGTTTTTCAATGACCGCCACTCAAGCACGTTCTTGGTAACAATCTGTGGTCGCTCGGGGAACTCGGCAAACCAAATCTTGAAGTGCGCTCCGCTACGTGGCTCCACCTGCATTACGTGGAAACCTGCCTTCTCATACTCCTTGACTTGTTCACGTATTGCTCGTGGGATGTTCACGGCTTGTTCTCCAACTCTTTTATTTTCTTGGACAAGATACCGCGCACTGCGTATATGGCATCGTTGAACCCCTTGCGGTACGCATCATCCAACTCCATCTCATCACCCAACTCAAACGTGACGAACTCCACAAGAAGTTTTGCCGCGCCTACGTGCTCGGCCTTGAGTCTTCCGTTGAAGCTACCTGCCAAATGATCCATGAACTTGACTGCACTCTCCTCGAAGTTACCCTCGAACTTGAGCGCACCACCGTTGAAGTCGATCTTGCCAACCTGCACCTGCTTGCCGTCAATCGTGTTGTTGAAGCAGATGTTGTAGTCAGGCTTGGACTGCGCCATGACCATCATCCTTGGGTCATTAAACCCGTACGAATACCGCTCCTCCATGCTGTACACCATGTTGTGTGCCGCCTCCAAAGATGTTGGGTTGACAGTCTTGTTGATACCTGCGTTCAGTGCTTGTAGGTCGAGTCGCTCCATGATCTCAGCAGTCTTACGATCTGCTTCTTGGGCATGCGCATCTTTCATCTCTGCCGCAACTCGGTCGATCTCGGTTTGGCGTTCTTCGTTGTCCATGTCATCTCTCCTGTTACCAGTCGTTGCGATCACGCAAAACTTCTTGAAGTTTCTGCATGTAATGGGAGCACTTACCCGCATCGAACTCGCCTTTCTTGCCTTGGCGCATCGAGTACTTGATGACGTTGCCTTTGAGGAACCCAATGAACTCCTCACGTGTTAGTACGCTCTCCATCACAGCCCACGGTTGCACACCCATGTCCTTGTAGTGGTCACCACCAATTTGCAAGTCATCTGCACGGGTGCCGTTAAATCCTTGTTCAATCATCTTATGCCTCTCGTCTGTTTCACAGTGAATAAAAAGTTCGTTAGAAGGGTGCTTCTTCGTAGTCATCATGCGGCTCGGCTTGCTCGGGTTTTGGAAACCTCTTTGGATCGAGTCTCGTAAAAGGCCACCACCTGACAAGTTCTTCTTGGGTGAGCGGCTCGTCACTTTCCTGCTGGTCGATCAACAGTGCTTTTATCTTCCCCATGTTGACCCCCAAATCAGCCCGACACACAGTCCGAGGACACACATCACCTTCACGTCTTCCCACCACAGCCAAGGCTTGTGGTAGTCGCGTGACTCCTCCTCCATCTGTTTCATCACAGACAGAAACGCCTTGTGTGCTTCACCTGCGTCCTTCACAACTTCACCCTTGTAGTGCATGCCTTCTTTGTCAAGGCGCAGTATCTCGGTGAACTCGTGTGAAGTAACGCCAAATGTCACGTGGTCACTCATACAACTCTCTCCCATAAGTTCTTCGGTGCACGATGTGCGTTGGTTGATTTCTGAGGCGCGTAGCCAAGGCTTCGCACCCACCCCAACTTCTTTGCTTGCACGGCGATTGCTCCCCATGCTCGGCGGTCAGGCGGCGGCTCCATACCCATGTTCTCTGCGTACGTGCGCACATCTTCCGTCATGAACGGTTTCTGTCCGTGATGCAGTAGGTACATCTTGAAATGCGTCAGGGCTTCCTTGCTCCATTCAGGCACCACACGGTCGGCGTGTGCCGCCGCCGTGTTCATGCCATCAACAGCCAAGTCCCAACCATCAGGTTGTTTTGGTTGATTCATCGTGATCCCCTATCACGACAGCCATGCGCGTACGGTGTTCTTCACACGCTGAAAGAACGTAGGCGGTTCGATCATGGTGATCTGCATGGGCGCAAGCGCAGGGATCGGTGCTTGCATGGCAGTCGGCGGTTGGTAGTGGATGTCCTGTATACCCCCAAAAACTGGTATCTTGGTTTCAGCGACAGCAGGTAGACCGCCCTCCTGTGCCCTCATTTTGGAACGTACGACATACACGTACGGCAGAGGGGCACCCACCTTCTCGGCAATTTCTTTGGGCGTGAGCTTGCCTTGTGCTAACAGCTTGCGGATTTGCGCGGCCTTGGATTGTGTGTTGGGTTTGCGGGTCTTCTTGATTGCAGTCTTTTCAGTCATTTCATTACTCCAGTTGAAGTTATCATGCGTGATAACTCGGTTTCAAATACGTCCACGTTCTCATCATTGACAACGAGGGCGATCCCGCCCGATCTCTCGACCTGACGTAGATTCTTTTCTTGAAGGGGTGTGGTCGTGTTCTTACCTGCCTTGCACTCGATCCCAATGAATCGTCCGTGCAGACATACAAGAAAGTCGGGTGCACCGCTGTTGCCATAACCCCCTGTTACGGGCATGACGTAGTAGGCACCCAACTCATCTAACACCTTGCGCACCTTCGCCTTAACTCGGCGCTCGGGTGTCATTGCCATCATCTTCTCCTTCAGTAGGGTACAGCCAAAATGTACCCTTGGATATACGTCTACCCAATCCTTTGATTTCTTCATTGACCTTCTCAGGATCAAAGATCATCAGCGTTGCAATCTTGCGTTGCATCCATTCAGGTAGTCCGTCCACTGAATCATAAGTATCTTCTACATCTTTTGCAAGCCCCCACGAACTAACATTTACCCTACCATCCGTCTGCACTTGCACACGATACGTGCGGGTAGCCATTGCTACAAACATCTTCTTGGCAAACGCAGGGTCTACCGTGACTTGTTTGTGCTGTTTCGATAGGTCTGACATGGCAATGAATATCTTCTTCTCCTGTGGTGTAAGGCGTGATCTCAACCCCTCCAGTTTTGACTCGGGTGCTACGTCAGGCATGGTGAGCAGTATCTGCCCCACCATACCTATCTGCGCAAGCGCGTTCTTTTCTTCCGTCATCTCATCTCTCCAACCAAAATGATTTCTCAGTCGTGCGCACACCCACGCCCTGCATGTACTGCCCGATCTGACCCATCGACAAGACCGCGACCTTGCCTTGGATGTCCTCGGGTACATCTGACACAGGGATACTTGTTACAGGGCAGTGCTCCACGTTGTTGTACTTCTGGGCATCTGTGGCTTCCACGATGTCCACCCACTGCTCGTCACCTACCATACGTACATACACGTAATAGCCATGCACAGGTTTGTTACGTACCTCATTCCATTCTTCCTCGGCTTTGATGAACCCTGCCGCCGCCTTCTGAAACTCCTCGGTCACGAACATGGTGTTCTGCGCAATCAGGTTACGCATCTCACGCATCAAGATGTTTCTGTCTGATAGCGGACTGATCAGGCCCGTCACCCCACTGTGCACGTTACTGCGCACACCTTCGATGTGTTGCTTGAAGTCGTAGATAGATATGTTTGCCATCTCCTTGGGTGAGTAGGGCACCAGCTTACTCAGCGCAAGACGTACAGCTTTCTTGTGGTCAGTCACGAACGACATGTAGTACTGATCGCGGTGTGGTGCGAACTTCTCGTTTGCAATCTTGCGACTGTTGATCATGTACACGGACTTGTCCACCTCCTTGATGCCGTACTTCTTACCATGACCGATGACACCCACCACGTAGTCAGACCCCTCGATGTACACGGTGACATCTGTATAGAACTTCTTGATCACGCCCTCATCGTTCTGCACCTGCAAGATGCTGTTGTCTCCACGTGTGGCATGGAAGCGAAAGCCGTGATACGAACGGCGCAACTCCACACCCAAGTCGTGCACCTCTCGGCGCACAGGGATACCGTCTAGTTTGAAAGGCCAGTCGGCAGACTGCGGGTCGTTGTGCAGGTCGCGCTCTGTGGGTGCGCGGAGGGAACTTACCAATACATGTTTCATACTCATTTCATTTCTCCAATTAAGTTTGTAGTTATCACTCGTGATAACTGATTTACATATCTGACGATTCGATGTGGACAGCCTTGCCGTTGTCGGGCTTGGCGTTCTTGTTGTCGAGCACACACCACAACACGGGTACGTGCCATACACCCCATGACCCACCTAAGTAGCCATCGGTCAGGATGATCGCGGCTTGCGGCTTGATCTGTTTCTCACGCAGATACACGGGCACACACTCCACCATCGTGCCACCACCACCCGCAGGTTTCGTGGACTTCACGATGTCATCCAGTTGGTCTTGTCCGTAGTACTCGGCGGCACACACCTCGGTGTCCCAATACAGCAGACGCACAGCTTGTGGCTTGACAGCCTTGGCAATCGCAACCACCTCACCCAAGAACGTAGCCAACTCACGCCCACCAATCGAGCCGCTAGTATCTATCGCAATGACCAATTCACCTACGGTTTCGGATATGCCCGAGGGTAAGTACAGACCTGACGATATGTACCTACGGTTGGGACGCCGCCACGTTGAGTAGTCATTACCTGCACAAGTTGTTGACACGAACTCACGCAGTACTTCACGCCAGTCGATCTTGGACTGCAACACGTCATCGAGTAGACGTGCACCACCCGATCCCATCTTCCCTGCGATCAGTGCACCTTGACGCACGGCCTCATCGACAGCACGTTCGATCTCCTTGCGTTCATCAGGGGACAACTCCTTGGCACCTTCCCAATCGTGCTGATCCATAGTCTCGCCATCGGCATCACCTTCACCCGCCTCACCCGAGCCTTGGCCTTGACCTTGACCCGAGCCTTTACCCTTGCCGTTATCGTCAGGCAGTAACGCATATACCTGTGCACTGTCCATGCCACGGTACTGCTCATCAATCACACCCACCTTGGGCATGACGATGAACCCGTTGTCACCACACTCACGGTCAAAGTCAACAAGTTTCAGGTTGATCACGTAGTCACACGCAAGGTTAGCCTTGCGTCTGTTCTGCTCATACAAGTGCAGGTATGTGGTCAGATGTTTGTACAACACGTGATACGACTCGTGCAGGATGAGGAACCGTAACTCCGCATCAGACAAACCCGCCACGAAGTCCCGCGCATACCATGCGTTCACGCCGTTGGTCATCGCAGTGTGACAGCCCATGTGACCTGTTGCCACAATCGTGTGGTCGCCCATCATCAGGATACCTGCAAGGGCAACGTAGTTCTGATTACCGATCACGTCAGCCATCGCCTTGGTCAGGCGTTGCTCCTCGGTCAGTGTCTTACCAATCATTAACATATATTTCTCCAGTTGTAGTTATCACTCGTGATAACTTATTTCTTGTCAGCGGCAAACACATAGTTGTTAGCCATACACCACGCAGTGAACTTCTTGTTAGTCACCACCTCGGACTGCTTGTTGTAGTTGGGTCGGCGTACCTGCATGGCAAACATAGTCTGTGCCTCTTTGTCGAGACGACCCATGTACTCCATCCACGCATCCATCCACGACTTGTCGATGGTCTGCAATGTGCGGTGCACCACCATACAAACAGCAGACGCACTGCTCGGCACCTGCGCACCCATTGGGTCTTTCTTGATCGAGTCAAGGCTTGGCAGTTGATCAGCAACACGTACGTATGTGTTCAGGTTCGCCGCCGCCTCAGTGCCAATCGTGCCGATGAGAGCCGCCATCAATGTCTTGTCGGTCAGCTTGTCACGTACCTTCAACCAGTTGGACGCTTTCTCCAGTGAACGTGGTGTCACGAATGACGCACGGCTTGGGTCAGCAGGGTGATAGATAAACTTGTTTGCCTCCGCATCCTTGTAGTCCTCAAAGCTGTGGAATACCTGTGGGTTGTCAGTCACCCATGCAAGCATGGTGTGATCCACCCCTGCGTTGAGAGCAAAGTCCTCAATCCACTCCACGTTGGTCGGCTTGCGAGTCTTGATGATCGTCAAGCGGTTACGTGCATGTGCAGGTAGCAGGTCGCCCACGCCTTCCGATCCAAGGTTGGTCGTTGCAAACACAAGCGAGTCAGGGTGCAGGGCGCTCGATCCGATCTTGCGCTCAAGCATCAGACGAAGCAGTGCGTTCTTCACCGCAGGGTTCGCTTTACCATA